CTTCTTTTTCTTTCCACCCATTTTGTACATAGAAGCTGGCATTAGGTTACTCCATTTTTTTCTAGTATAGCTAATTCTTCGTCATCAGATTTAATTTCATCTTTCCCCTCTAAAACTTCTATCTTTTCTGCACCATAAAGATCGACTAGAAATATGTATAAATCTTGTGCATGTATATTTCCTAGATTCATTATGTGACCTACAGAGTTATATGCGAACTTAGATTCAAACTCTATATCTGACTTTAATTCTTCACTACCAGAAAAACGTACAAAGCTAGGACTAGATTGTAAAGTTATTGTTGCTGTCTCTTCGCCTTCGTTGATTTTTATAACTGTAGCCATTAGTAAGTAGTGCGAGTAAGGGATAAAATCATATAAAAATGATCAGGGTCAGCTTGGTATAGCTTAAACATATTTTCAGGATCGCTGAAATGTTCTGCACCCATACTAATAACTTCTGTTGCCTCGTCAAATATCTCGCCTGCTTTTACACCTTTAGGGATAAGGTTAGTATCCATTGATGAAGTCCTATATGGCCTGCCGACATAAGGAGAAATAAAGCTATCTTCTAAAACTGCCTCTCTTAAATAATATCCGTCACTAATAGTACCTTTAAGTTTTTTTGGACTAACTGGTGTAAGACTTTTAACTCTGTTATTTCTAAAAGCAATAGCTAATGATGCATTTTTTTCATTGAAACCTTCGAGACTATGCGCAGCTTCGTGGAATAATGTAGCTTTTACATCATTTTCTCCAAAATATCCTGTACTTTCAGGTGGTACTTTTATTAAACTACCTCCTCTACCAGAACTTGTATTATGCGCTCTACCATTAGCGATTTGCACAGTGTCAATCTGATTAGGCCTGTACTTTATTGGTCTACCACGTTTTGTAATACCACCGCCATTAAACATTAATGCAAATTCTTCAAGGTCAGTTTTTATAATGTCTCTATTGTCTTTCTTACCTATAAATTTCATATTTTTTATTGCCTCTTTAGCTTCAGCTCTAGTTATTGTTGAATTGGCTATAGCCTCTTTACGCAACTCAAACATTTGCAAAGTCCCCTGTTTTTCTATTGCTGCTAACTCTCGTCTTATTTCTAATTTTCTTTTTATAAATGGTCTTTGAGATTCTTTTAATATATCTCTTTGCTCGTCTAATTCTAGCCACGCTGCCCTTGTTCTTGTCCTATTCATCTTTCTAGCAAGTGTATCCATTTTATCTGATATTTTTCTTATCTCGCCTCTTACTTCTGTGTGCTGTCTTAATAAACCCTTATATTCTTTTCTAAAACCATCTAGTGAAGCTAATCTGCCAGCTACTATATCTTTTCCGCGAGATATTGCAATTTTTGGCTGTACAGTAGGTGCATATGTGTCTTTAGGTGCTTTTCTAGGTGCAACTTTAGCTGGTTTAGGTACAGGAGTAGTTACAATCGGGATATTTTCAGGTTTACCATATCTAGCCTTAAGTTGAGTTAGTGTTATTCGACTACCATCGGCTCTAACAAACTTAGCTAGTGCTTGTCTTGGGTCGTTTTCTTTGCCAGCTAATCGTTGAAAATATCTAAATGCACCTTCGTATTTATTCGTGACTTTATTAAGTTTTCCTCCTAATATTTGCGCTTGTATCTTATTTGGCTGCGCTAATAGCCATTCGCCATAGTTCATGCTGGCTGGCATCAGCCCATCTGCAGACGTTCTCCTTACAATTCCTTTAGGTGGGTCAAAAGGCAAGTTGTCATAGTCGATTTCAGGAACAATAGTAGACCTACAATTAAAGTGTTGTGGAGGTTTTGGTCCATCTTCGTAGGTAAATATCCTTCCATCTAAAGCACTACAGACAGCAGACGTTCTACTATCTAGAGTTGCTACATATCTATATTTCTTCGTTACATTGCTATTAGCTTTATACACATTTAACGCTGCAGTGTTAGAGACTTGATTAATGCTAGTTCTGACTAGGGTTCTAACCTGATTAATAGGTGGAGTCGTTAATATTCCTCCTTTTTGTGCCATCTGTAAGATATTTGCAGTATCTTTGGCCTTGCTATTACCTAGCAATCTACGTGTTATTTGTGCAGTAGATTCTCCAACGAGCAAACCATCTTCTACGCTACTTCGGAATAATTGAACAGAGTTTTCAGCGATTCTGTTAAACGCTTGCTGCATTATGTTTCCATTAGGCAGAGTTATATTTGCTCCTAGAGCATCAGATAATGTAGTTTCGCCTAAGAATCTAGCTAGTTGTTGGCCTACGGCTCTAGATTTAATCTTAGTAGGGTCAATAGTTACAATACTTTCTGCAAACTTAGGGCTAATTTGTATTCCATTGATCTGTAAATTAGCTTTTGCAGCGCTTGGTACTAATTTTTCTAGTTGATTCTCTATAAAACCAGCTTCTACTTTAGCTAGTTCTTGCAACTCTCCAATTACGTGCTTATTGGCATACTTTTTCCAACCGCTAAGACTTCTTTCCATCTGCGCCACTATAGACCGCAATCTATTAGCTCTGTACGAATCTCCTAGTCCTACTCTTTCTAATGAAGCTATTTGTTGAACAGAATCTACACATATATCTACAAATCTACGCGCTATGTCTTTAGAAACCTTATTACTATACCTATTGAGGTCTAAGGCATTTCTAAATATTGCATCTGGCAAAGCCATCTATCATTCTTCCTCTTGCTCTGCAGCTTGCTCTTCTTCAGGCTCTGGTGTTTCTGCCTCCGTATCAATCAAACCGCCCATCTGAGTTGCTTCTATCTCCTCCTCAACGTCAAACTCATCTCCTAGTACTTCGCCTTGTGTTAATTGCTCTAATAATGTTTTTTGTGTGATAGTTCCAGCTGTATAAAGTTGTAACAATGATTGGATTTCTTTAGGCTCTAATCTAGTGCTTAAGAAGTCTCTATTAACAAAACTACTACCAATCTCTGTTGTATTAAGTAACTGCGCGTGGAATACTAAGCAGTTGTCTATTAAATCTTGCATTTGTTGCGCAACTACCATCATTGTTGAGTCTCCTTGTGACCTGTCTATCTTTTTAGATTCTGCTGTCTCTGCACTTAGCTTTTGACCTAGTACTGCAGCTAAACCTAATTCATTGATTTGTTTTTCTAGCTGTTCTAGCCTTTGGAACTGAGAATCAAACGATCTGCCAGTTGGCTCTATATATTCTGCCCTGCCTTCTGCTGGAAAAGCTATTGCTTCATTTGGTCCAGCTGTAACTTCTTCAGAACTTTGTGGAAAGCCAAAGAAACCAAGTAAAGGAACTGCAGATATATGTAACTGGTTATCTAAATCACTTTGAACTTGATACGCTTTAATATTTAGCTCTGCAATATCTTCTAGTGGCGGTCTAGATTCCATTAAAGTTAATCTATTAGCATAAGCAACAGAGAAAGGTATCTCGGATAATGTTGTTTCGCCTTCATCTACTACGACAAACTTGCCATTATCGTTTTTTCTGTGGATTTCGTACCTACCTTGATATAGCACTCTTACTTGCACTACTTCTTTTTCACCATAATCACCTTCAGGCTCGATTATCTTCTCTAGTAACCTTAATTGTGTGAAGGTAGTCTTGCCATCTATTAATTCAGTTCTATAGCCTAGTATTTCTCTTGGAGTATAAGTTACCCAATATGGCCTGCCGTTACCATCTTGCGGTACATCAACTAAGACTCCAACATGACCATAACGAATCATTTTACGTGCAGCTTCGTAAGTCCATACGTTTAAATCGTTGCCCTGCAAATCTACATCGAATAATTGTTCTCTTTGCGCGTCGCCGACATCTTGTAGTTTTACAGGCTTTCTAGTCAACATACCCGCAAGCATTCTCTCTAATCTTTGGAAATAAGGTGGACAAGTGCTTCTAGCTAATCTATTTTCGTATGCATCGTCTTGCTCTCTAGGCTCCTGAGGTAAATATCTGCGGTGTTTCATTCTAATTTCGTATGTACCGCCTGCTAAATCCTCAATCATTAGCCAGTGTGGTTCTTGATTAAACCAAGTCAAAGATGGGTCGTTAACGTCAGTTGTGTATCCTGTCCTTTCTCTAGTAAATTTTCTTCCGTAAGCGCTATACACAATAGAACTCCAATCTTTTAAACATAGTGTAATCCATTAATACAATCTAACACCAGTTCGTTTACCTGATCTTGCATAAAGTGGGTTAAACTCTCGCCAAATTAGGTAACCTAGTGCGTCATTCATGTGATCGTAGCCAGCTTCTTTATCTGGTTCTCCTTTTTCAGTATAACTTTGTAGTTCAAGACACTCAATTAAGCGTTTGCAACTGGCATATATGTGTAGACGTACTTGTCCTTTTCCGTTACATAACAAACCCTGTACGGCAGAAACCCTGTCTCGTATTGGCGGGTTGCTTTTAGCGGAAAGGTTCGAGTACCCATAGGTCTCGAGTATTTGTATGTCTGTCTTTGTAGCATTAGTACTTCGATTTCCTCCTGTAGCGTCTGGGTAAACGTAAACCCTACGATTAGGGTATCTACGCTGTATTTCCTGTGCAAGTGCGTCTGTATCGTGAGCTGACGCTATTTCATCAATTACTAACAGTTTTTCTCCTAGCTTTACTCCGATAATCGCGCTCATATTGCCAATATTGAAGTCAACTCCTATTCTCAATGGCTCGTTACTAATATCTGGAATCGTATCTACAATGTTATCTTCTCTAACAAATCTGTCATAAACCTGACCAGTTGTAAGGTTAGTAAACTCTCCGTTGAGATACGCCTGCAACATACTAGGGTCGTAGTTAGCTTGCATTCGTTCTATAAAATCTTCTGGTAAGTGCGGGTTGTCTTGTGTTTTCATCTTGATTAACATTCTATCCGTTCTCTCTTGCGCTGCTTCTGATCCAAAGGTATTCCACATCCATCTAAAACCCTCTGGTGTGCTCGCTGCGCAAAACTGCCTGACATTACCAGCTCTTAATCTTCCCAAAATCTTAGGAAAGGCTCTATCGCAAACAGATGGCGAAACAGTGTCTATTTCATCTGCTAATACAAAGGCCAAGTTCAGACCAATTATTCTAGACCAGTTTTCAAAACTTCTGCATAGTATCTTCGTATCGCCTTCAGGTAAATGCAATATGTATTCAGGTAATGGACTAGCTCTGTGTGTATATGGAATCTCGTAATATTCTAAAAATTGCTCGAAATCATTTTGCCAAATATCTCTAATTAATGGACCAGTTGGCTCCATAACTGCACCTGTAAAACCTACGTTTAAAGCTGCTAACTTAACACAAACTGCACATAATGCTCTAGTTTTGCCTGCACCATAACCAGCTGACAAGCCTAATATCTCAACACTGCTGTTATCAAAGAACAATCTCTGTGGCTCGTGTAAATCGTTTCTTATCTTTTCTAGTAGTTCGGGTGTACTAATAGAAACACCACTACTGCCAGCTCTATCTAGTACTGATCCTTCTCTAGTTAATATGCTCATGTAGATATTTGTGCGATCTTAGCCATTGAGTTAATACAACCTAATGCAACGTGTAATTGGTTGTTACTTCTAGCTTCTTTTTGTAGGCTAGAAAGCTGGCTTAAAACTTCTGCGGTAAATTGCCTTCTATCAATATCAAAATCTTTTTTGAGAACTATTCTGGCGTCTTGGATGTACTGGTCTGATTGCCTTTCTTTCAACCCCCATTCGTTTGCGGTATATCGCAATAATTCTGACCTAGTCGCACCTTTACCAATTAAAGCTGCAATTCTTAGCGTTCTATATTCTTTTTCAGTTGAATTTGCTTTCTTTTTCACTATTTTTCTAAATTATGGAAAGAGTCAAGCGCGTACCATACGTGAGAGTTTCTATAGCCTCCTTGATGAGTAGGTATAATTGGTGTAACTCCGTGCCTATTGCGCCAAGCTGGATAAACCAATAATGAGTTATCGGTCTGGTCAAACGTAGCATTGTAATCTGGTACGTGTAAGTTACCTCCTTTACTATTACGTCGTTTGGTAATAATCATATTTATAGCACCTTTTACGTTTGCGTGATCTTGATGAACTGGTGCGGATATATTGCAATTAGAGATTGTAGAACTGAAATTATTAGCGAAACGCCAGTTATCTGGTATTCTTTGCCTAATCTTGAACAAATGACTTTCAGCAACTGTTGGAATATATTTTTTTACTATTTCAAAAGATTTGATACCTGCTGCATACATTGCTTTTACGAAAGTATTAGCGCTCTTAACTGAGTGAACAGATGATCTACTAGCGTATGGCCTTCGCATATGTGGTTTAGGTGGACATGAACCTAGAATAGTTGAATATTGCAATACTTCAGCTTTTTTATTGTGTAGACCGCTAGACCTTTTCATTTCTGATTTTGGCACGCGCTTAGTATGTATTTCTCTGTCAGCTATATTCACAAGGTTCTGCAAGTCGTCTGGCAATGTTTTTATAAACAAACCAACAGGAGTGCCATCAGGATCTATCAGAATGCAATCTTCGTGAATGTTAGGCTCAATACCGCTTACGCTATCGCCTATCTTTAGCGGTGACGTTACAGGGTTCAAGATGAGTTCAGGCAGGTTCATTTGAATTAATTGTGTTTTTTACTCTTTTTACTCTCATTTACTCTCATTATTTGGGTGTAAAAGAGTGTAAGACGTCATTTTGCTTCATTTACTCTGATTTACTTCATAGTAACTAGGTGTAAAAGTAGTAAAGTCCGATTTACACAAAGTAATTGTGTGTAAAAGGTGTAAATGTAGGATTTACTCTACTTACACCTTCTTAATACCTTTTAAAACAGTAAACCATTATACAAGGTGGAAACCAGCTTTCACCCCAAATCTGTATATCTCTCTCCTCATAGTGTATTGTTTTATATGGTGCTTCAACTTTGTACTTTAGCTTTTGCTTTTCTATAACTTTCCATATTTTTGGCAGCATTGGGTCAATATCGAAACTCCATTCATAAACCAACTTATTAAAGATACTTTTTGTATGTGTAAGTATCGGTATCTCTGCGCCTTCTATATCCATCTTGCAGTTATCAGCTAATACAGCTTGTTCATCAAAGTTGAGACAAGGCACTCTTATAGCCTTGTTGCTCTTCTTTTTCATTATGGTATTGCGCCAGACATTACCATTTTGAGCTATTGACAATGTCGTATCTTTCCTAAAATCATGCACTAAAGCAGCTTGTTTAACTGTTATTGCATTCTGAAAACCATTTAATTTAGCATTTTTTTCGATTAAATCGCAGTTAAATGGGTCAGGCTCATATGTAATTACGCTCGCACCTTTTGATGCTGCTAATAGTGAAAATGCACCTACATTACCACCGCAATCGAGCCAAGTTTCATTATTAAGGACTTCCATGCCTTTTTTTAAATACGATTGGTTAGAAAGTACCTCTATGAAAGTCTTAATATCTGAGTAGCCTTCCCTGTAAAAGAACTTAACTCCGTTTAAAGAAGTTTTAGTTAACTTCATTATCTCAACTTTTTAAGCGCGTTTACAAGCTCTTGGCCTATGTATATACCTTTTTTTCTTGATTCTGCTACTATTTCTTTTGCCTCTTCATAATCTTCTGGTCTAAATTCTATTTGTATTGCTTTCATTACATCATTAGCAAGTTCACTAGTAGGGTCGTCAAAATCGTCTAAAGAACCATAATCAGGCTCGTCTGCAAAGGTTGGCACATCGTCACCCCAACCAAGTAAGGATAGGTCGAATCCATGTTCCATTAATTGCTCTAATTCATGTTTCAAAATGTCATCGTCCCAACTAGAGTTTAGAGCTAGCTGATTATCTGCAATTATGTACGCCCTGCGCTGATCTTCGTCTAAATGTGAAAGTGTAATAGTAGGAACTGTCTCTAGTCCTATTTTTTTTGCAGCTGCAATACGACCATGACCGCATATAACATTGCCTGTGTCATCAATTAATACAGGATTAGTAAACCCAAATTCAGTAAGAGATAACGCAAGTCTTTCTATTTGCACATCACTATGAAGTCTAGGGTTATCTTTATATAAAGTTAAATCTATTATTCTAGATTCTTTAATATCCTTTGGTTGAAACACTGGATATTCAGGTGTTTTGGTCATAGCGAGATATGTAACTGCCCTGAGTCTAGCTCACTTTTTGACAGGTACACTTCTTTAGGTCTCGGCTGTAGCCATATACGCTTTCCGTTTAGAATTCTATAATTACATTTTTGTAGTGGGTCGTAGGCAATGTAATCTTTGGAGGTGCGGTAAGATAACCCGCGCATATGTAGTTTTTTCAAGGGTAGAAACGTATAGGGGAATAATTACAAAGGCCTCAGAGTGCAATCTGAGGAGAGTAAAATTAAGAATTTAACGATTTAAACTTAAAATTTACTAATTGATCTTTTATTTCTTGCATTTCTGCGGGTAATTCTGTTTTTTTATTTTTTAAGTTCTTTTGAATTAGTCGACTCATTAATGTAGCAGTATCTTTCCAAGCATCTTTTCTTATATTATGTAGCTGCCTAATTATATCTTTATCTACATCAATACCTACACTATTTCTTATATTACCTTCGCCATCTCGAAAACCATGGCCAGTAAGTTGTGCTTCGTCATTATATTTAGGGTAGACGGCTTCACAATAACAAATTATAGCTAAATCACTGCCTGCAACTCTTTTTCCAGACTCTGTAATATCATAATCTGCAAGGTAATTGTTAATTAGTCCATCTGAGTTGTGTACGATTCCAGTATCATTGCAAGCGTAGCAATTGTGAACTGGTGGTCTGAATGTAACATCGCGATCTATCGCTGATCTTTTATAGTTTTTCATTACTTTTCCTTGATAGTTTTTATCTCAGAAAGAATAGTTTTATGCTTTTTATTTCTTTTTCTTAAAATTTTATCTCTCGAAGCAAAAGGTCTAAGGAGTTCAGTCACTCCATCAACAAAAAAATTGTTTTTCATGGTGTTAAAAGGGTTGATTACTTGGTTTGTTTGCAAGCATAGGATTTAATCTTGACTTAGTTTGGCGCTTGCGCAACTCTAAAAACTGTTCATATTGTCCATTCTTAATCCAACGAAAACAGTCAGGCCACATTGGTACAAATTTCCCATCTCTAATAAGTTTGACTCTGAGTCTAGAATCTGCCTCTAGTGCATCTTCTAATTTTTCCTGTGTTTTTTTATCAAGCTGTTCCCATTCTCGATAGGCTGGTTTCTTAGATTGTGAAACACACTTGTTATTTTGAGATTGGTACTTTTTCCAAAAAGATTCAAATTTTTCAGAATATCCCTTCTTTTTAGTTTTTTGTTTTAGTTTAACTTGTTTTACTTCGGGTTCATCTGATACACCACCCCTAGTTGCTGAGATACACTGGGGTAGTTCATCTGGTGTACTAGTTGCTGAAATGGACTGCGGTTCACTACTGGATAGTTGAGGTGTTGGGACT